GCATCGCCAGCCGAAATTATCGCGAGATCGCCGCCCGCGTTGCCGGCGCCCTCGGCGATTGATCCGTCCACGCCAAAAAACCAGCGCGTGTTGTCGTTGGTGGTGAAGGCCAGCATCCGATTTGTGTTGGCTCCGCCCTTGATGGTCACTTGCGTTCCGGGATTGTTGGCGGTCCCCGTCGTCAGTCCGGCCGCGTTACTCTGTAGGTCCGGCACGCCATTGAGTTGGTTGCCATACTCCTGATTGGAGGCGGCCCTTCCTGCCCCGTATTGAACCGCCGGAACGCCTGGGTCGAGGCCAAAATTATTGCTCGCGATCAAAGTCCGATCCGTGACCGCGACATAAATGCCGGCGCTTTTAGGCATCGAAATGAAATTACCCACGACGGTCACGTTGTTCCCACCGTTCAGGTATATCCCATATTCCGCCGCTGACGGAGAGGCAGTACCAGCACAATATATTGAGTTGTTGCTGAACAAGCCGGGGCCGATATTGTAACACTCAAACGCGGCATACACACCGCCAACCGCCGGTATGCCGAAATGAAGCGAATAAGTATTCACAACTTGCGGCGACATTCCATTGAAGGTCAGCAGTCCCCGCGTTCCAGAATTGAAATGCGTGTTGGAGACCGCCAGCCAGAGATCGCCGTGCCCAGAAACCCCATCCCACCGTATGCCGTAATCGTTGCCTATGAAGCGGCTTTGTGTGACGTAGACGCCCTGCACCCAGGTGCCAATCAACAATCCGACGTTGCCCCCGATCGTCTCCACGTCGTTCAGCGTCAGTTCGACCAGATAGTTCGCGTCGTCCACGCCGGCCGCCCGAATACCAACACCCGGCCCACCGCCTGTCGCGTTCGCCATCAGAACAAGTACGTGATCGAGAGAAACCAATGACGCGATCACGTTTATGCCCGTCAGCCATGCTCCGGCCATGACGACGTCATGAATGGTTATGTTTCCAAAGCGCGTGGCATTCGGGGCCGGGGATGTAATGGACAGCCCGGTATTCGTGTAAGCACCGGCGGCGGCACGTGTGATCGTCAGGCCATTGACGTGGACATTCGCCGTTGCCCCGAGAGAAAGCATCAGACCATCGGTGTTGCCGGAAAAACTGAGGATCGTCGTGCCGCTGCCCGCGCCAACGAACGAAACCCTTGCGTTGATGACCGACGAGAGCGCGGACGTGAGATTATAGGTTCCCGCCGGAACCACGACTTCGCCACCATTCACCACGGCGGCGAAAGCAGCCATGAACGCCGCCGCGTCATTCGTGACCCCGTCGCCCTTCGCGCCAAGATCCTTGACGTTGACGGCGCCGGCCTTTCCCGAAGGTCCGACCGCGCCGGTATCGCCCTTTGGGCCTTGCGGACCAGTATCTCCCTTTGGGCCAGGTGGGCCGGGGATGGGCTCACCGCCTCCGGTCGCATAGTCGCTGTACGCCAACCTATACGCCATGACACATCCTAAAAATATTCGGCCACGACCCGCTCGCCGCTCGTCGGCAGCGCGGTGACGGTGAACAGCGTCCGCATGGCCTGGGCGACCTCGGCCTGTTTCTGTTCGGCGGGCGGGAATTTCGGCGCCAGTTCGTAGGCCGCCAGCATTTCGTATGGCATCGCCGCCATCTCCGGGATGTCCTGGCTGGACCACCGCGCGATGCCCTTGGCCACGAGGTCGGTATGCACGGCCATGACCGCCTCGACCGCGAGGTCGTGCGAGGAGATACCCATCACGCCCCGCCGCACGCGCCCCTCGAACAGCGCCACGGTGGCGGGATCGGCCGCCTTACCGAAGCTCGACGCCGCCTGCGCCGCCGTCAGCTTGACGTATTCCTCGACGAACGCGCGCGGGATGGCGCTGCTGTCCCACCAGACCAGGCGCTGCGCGTCGAGGGCCGCGTGAACGCTCAACAACTTGTCGAGCGCCAACGTCTGGTCGGACGCGATCGGCGGCTCGTCCGACGCGATGACGCCGAGCTCCACGAGCGCCATCGTCGCGATGATGGAGGCCGGCACCCGCTCGTTGAACTGCGGACTATCGTCGAGCGGCACCACGGTGACGTTGAGCCGCCGCAGTACCTGCTCGGCCAGAGTATCGACGGGGACGGTCATCGAATGGCTCCCGACTGTCGCATGATCCGCAGCCACTGCTCGTAAGCCGGGTCCGTCACGGGCACGTTCGCCGGCAACCAACCGGAAACCTCGACCCCCGGCATCTGGTTGAGATTGCCGACGTCCGCGTTCGGCATCGCGTAGCCCGGATCTGTCGGCGGTTGCGCGATCATGCGTGGATCAGCGTTCGGATCGCCGCTCCGGTTGGCGCCCAGGCGGGCCGTCCAGTCACCGGCGGGGTCAACCCTCGCATACCCCGCCATCAGCCGGTTTGTCGGGACGAATACGGTCACGCTTTCAGTACCTGCCGCATGATCTCGTCCGCCATGCGACCCGCCAGATACGCGTGCCCGGCGTCATTCGGATGCACATTGTCCGAACTGATATAAACATCGCAGTTGCCATCGCCGTGTGGCGCCGCCGTGCTTCCCGTGCCCGTCATCCAGGCTCCGTTCGCCCCACCCGTTGTCGGAATAAAGAAAATGGCCGGGTCGTGGAGCGTCGCCGCGCCAGCACTAACAGCGTTTTCCATGGGTATCGATTGGGTTGAATCGAAATGATTACCGCCAAACGGGCAAATTACGATTGGGATCACGCTCAGAACCGGTTGAGCCCGAATGGTCCGTAACGTCAACGTCACTTCATTCTGTAACGCGGTAAGACTGGCGGAGACGTCATTATATCCCATCGTGATCACCAGAAGATCCGGCGCGCAGTCCACGAGATCCCCTATTCTCCCGCGACAGGTCGGAGAGGTACCACCGGCGTCAGCCAACCACCCGGTTCCAGGAACGCCGCCGTTCCAGGTATTACGGATGCCGAGCAGATCACCAAGATAGCCTGGAAAAGCGTTGAGCATGGTTGTCGTGTTGCCGACGCCCCAACTGTCCGCGACGACATACATCGTCTTCACGGCTCCTCCGGGCTTCAATAATGTTTCAGTCGGCCCAACCGATGTGATTGAACCGAACTTCACATCGGTCAGGCCTTCAAGAATGATATTTCGCGCCTTGCGCCCACCAGCGGCGGTAAAGTCAAGCGTTATGAAGTTGGCAATGCCGGGAGTCGTGAACAGTGTTTGCGTTAACGAAACGTATTGCCGATCCACGATTATTCGGAACGCCGATGATGCCGCCGTGGTGGATGTTGGCCACACGCCCAACTCGACTTTGATACTATCCGCCACCGTCTCCATTCGCTTGACAAGCGGTTGATAGTTTGTCGTCTGATAATGCACGGAAGGAAAATCAACCACGCCGTATCCAAGCGAGGTTGGTAGTCCTCCCGAATAGTTGAATGGGCCGTTTCCTGTCGCGGCGGCGTAAATATCCGCTCCACCCGGCCCACCGTTCCAGCCGTAGGATTTTGTCAGGGCGGCGTTATGCGTGGTCGAGACCGAGATCGTCGGCGGGGTGGCCATGATCGCGTTCACGCGAGGATTGTTGTATCGCGCGCCAGCGGCGGCGCGCGACATCGCCGCCAGTGACGCATCCAGTCTGGCGCTTGTCACGGCCACGATATAATCGCTCGCGGCTGTCCCGGTCCGCGTGGTTCCGTCAGGCGTAGTCATGCCATCAGCGACCGCACCGCTCCGAGCCAGACTGTCGAGATACATCGCATTCGCCACATACGAGTTGGCATAAGCGCCGCGCGCGGCTCGTTGCGCGTCGCCATCGAGGATGACCTGGGCACCCCGCCCCGTCGCTGTCGCTGGCATTGGTGTTGCCTCCGATCGTTACCGCTTCGACCGCGAAGCGGTGCCCGCCGCCGCCGGATCAGTGATCACCAGATCCACCGAGGGCGGAGCAGCCGTCGAGCCGTGCGCGTTGGTGGCCGTGACGATGCAACTGGCCGCCTTGCCCGCGTCCGCCGCCGTCACGGCATGCGTGGCCGCGTCCGTGCCGACCACGGCACCGTCCACCTTCCACTGGTAGGCATACGTCGTCGGCTCGCCCGACCAGGTCCCTTGTGTGCAGGTCAGCGTGTCGCCCGCCTGGGTGACGGCGGGAACGGCGGTGTTGGCCGGCGCGGTTGTCCCGCCACCGGTTGGTGGCGGCGGCGTCGTGCCGGGATCTCCGGTGATGATGCCCGCCGCGAGGCTGGAGATGCGCGTGGCCCGGCCCATCGGCGCTCCGGCGGCCCTTACAGCCCCCGCTGGGTCTGGCGCCGTGGGCGGCCCCGAGGGGGCGTTGGGATCGAGGCCGAGCGCCACGTAGTGCGCATCCCTGGCGGCGGTGTTCTCTTCCATCGTCGCGCCCGCGCCACCACGCGCGCCAAGCGATCCCGAGCCGTTGTAATCGAGGATGATCTGGGCGCCGACCGAGCTCGCCGCCATTTGCGTGAGTTCCTCGGTCGTGTGGGGGGATACGAACGCCGCTCCGGTGACGCTGTTCGACCGCCCGGTGCGCTGGATCGTTTCGGTGTCGCTGTGCGGTTTCGTTGCCATTTCAGTCTCTCCTCATGGTTGGCGCGGCGCCCCTGGCGGACAAACCAGCCGCGCCTCGACCAGTTCGCGCAGATGGTCGAGTTGTTTTTCGTTCTGCTCGATCCGCAGCATGAAAGTCCGCCCCGGCTCCAGGGACGCGCGGGTATTGGCGAGATCGAGCCGAAGGTGCTCGACATTGAGCGAAAGCACGGCGAGCGCGTGGCTGTTCTGCCACGCGATCGTAACCAAGGCGCCCAACAACAATGGACCAAGGGAAGCGGCGACTTTGACCCAGATGGGCATTCACAACAGTCGCCCCAGACGGCGCGCGAAGACGATGGGGTCGGTGGCGTGTTTCCTAACGTTGCAACTCGCGCACGTGAGTTGAATATTGGTGATCCAGTTCGATCCGCCTTTGCTCACCGGCTGGATGTGGTCGGCGTGGTAACCGTTCTCCAGCGAGATACGGCAGTAAGCGCACTTCCCTTTCTGGGAAGCGTAGAGCGCCTGGATTTGTTCCCGTGTGTGATGTCCTTCGGCGGCGTAGAGTTTGGCGCGGTAGTTCCGACCGCGCGTTCGCGGGCCATCCGGGTTGGCGGCGTTCCACTCCGCGACCTTGTTGAAGACATGTTCCTTGTTGGCTTCGTAATATCTCTTGCGGTTCTCAAGGACACGGTCGGGATTTTGCTCTTTCCAGACCTTCACACGCTTCCTGGCAGCTACGGCGTGTGCCGCGCGGTAGGCTTGGGCTGTAGCCTTCCCTTTGTCCGACGCGAGATATCTGGCGGTGCGCGCGTTATGCATCTCAGGATCGCGCAGGCGGGACTCACGCTCATCTGCGTTTATCTTGTCCCGGTTCGCGGCCTTCCAGGCACTGCTCAAGAGGTGAACGCAAGCGATACAGACGCCATCGCTGGTTCTACGCTCGCTTATGTGGCTGCGCTTACACGGTTTGCCGGCAAACCATCTGGGCAACCCGTGAGCCAATGCTTCAGCGCGCGTGACAATCGGCCCCTCGTGGGGCACGTATTCAATAGCCATGTTCGGGCACTCATCCTGCTCGGTGTGGTTAGAGGCCCATGGGGTGCTTGTAACATCCCATGGCCTCGCTTCATTATAGCACTGAGCGTCGAACATCAGCTAATGCTTTCGTATATCGTTACGCGTCAGCAACCGCGCTAGTCCAGACACTCACGATGCCTGCGTCAACGGGTTTTGTAGTGTCTACTGTGGGGTCAACACCAAATCTCAACTTGCCGATACCTCTCATTTCTTGGATGCCTACCCCGTGCATGAAATTATAGTCCCTTGTGTTCGTCGTGCTCTTCATCCGTTGCGCCCACGCAACGCCCAACGCCTGCGCGCCGCACAGCGCGGACATCGCGACGTCGATGCCGCCCGTGCCCGCCCCGGCGATGACCGGCATCTCCGGCACTTCGCGGATGATCACGCCGTTGTAGAGAATGTCCCCAGCCGTGAACAACGGATTGTCACGACCACGGTCCCACGCGTATTGCAACGTGTTGATGATCACCGGGTCCTGCATGAGATCACGGAACGGCAACGACGGCATGAACATCACGAACCATTCCTCGTCGTCGTTGACGCTGATCGGCCGGATGCGCGGCGACGCGGTGCGGGCGATGCGTTTCGCAAGCGTGACGATGGCCGCGCTCATCTTGTCGGCCGTGTTGTCGACGGTCAGCAGCGCGGTCGCCATGACGCCGGAGACCGCGTTTGACTTGGACGCCCCGAACAGCACCCGGTCGGCGTTGTTCACCATCCAGGTGTTGCGCTGGCCGGCGGTGGCGGCGGCGTAGGATACCTGCACGTTGTTGTCGGCGGTGATCGCCTCCAGCGACGTGATGATGTCGTTCCGCATCTTCTCCAGCTCCCAGACCATCAGGGCTTCCCTGGCGGCCTCGCGGAGGTCGATGACGGACTTCTGTTCGTCCCAGTCCGAGACGGCGACGGCGTGCCGGAACGCGGACACGACCAGGTTGAGGCTCCGGGCGTTGAGGATTTCCTCGTTGCCCTCCAGCACCGTGTTGCCAGAGACTCCCGCGCCGACGAGGCGGCGGACGGTCGGGAACACGACGGTGTCGCCGGCCTTGCGGGTCAGGTCCTCACGGACCTGGATCATCGCGCCCATGGTGGTGCCCATGTACCTCGCAAACTGATTTTTTCTGACGTATTCGGTGAAGAAATCGCTGTCCCAGACAAGAGGAGTTAACCCTTGTCTCGCAGGCGTAACATTCATGTCTGCCAATTTAACTGGCTCCTGTCGCGGGGATTTGAGGGGACGTGAACGGACGCCCGGATAAAGCCCGGCGACGGCTCAACGCCCGATCAGTCCCCCGGCGACGGGGTCACGCTGCTTAAGGGCCAGCGGTGCCCAGCGCCCGTATCAACCCCGGCGACGGGTTGCCTTCGCGTCCGCGATGCGCCCGATTGTGCCCGGCGACGGCGGCGGTTGCTCTGGCTCGACCTCGTCCTCACGGACGGCGGCCGCGATCAGTTTAGCATCGGCGAGACAGGCAGCGATAGTCCCGTGCTTCTCCGCCTCACTCTCAGGCACCCTGCGCTGAAGGCGCGCGGCGTAGAGGATGGCGGTCAGGGTGGCGAGGTCGGTCATGGTCTTCTAATCAGTCGCCGTCATCGTCATCGAGCGACTCCAGCTTGGTCAACGAGTTCGTTTCGGTCTCGTAAATATATCGTCGAGTGAAGGAGGTCCGGAAAATCCGTTCATCCCGCGTGGCGCGCTACTCCGCGCATTCGCGAGGCTCGGCGGCATCCCGGCGACCGGCGAGACCGGCGGATCGGTGCCCTTCTCCTGCTCCCACTTCGCCCGCAATCGAGCTTCATACGCCGCCGGGTCGGTGCCGATTTCCTCATGCAGCCGCGCCGTCGCGTTGTTGTCGATCATCCACTGGTAGGGATGCGGCTGCGAATATAACTCGCCCCACAATCGCGGCTCGGCCTCGCCGCGCTTTTTGAAGTACTCGGTCTCCCGGTCGATGA